GGTCATGTCCACAAATGGTGCATCTGTGACGGTTTTTGACATTTACTCTGAACAATTCTACACAGTTGCATGTAACGCTGGTTATATTGCACCTGTTGCAACTCCGTGTGGGCGAGTTGTATTCTCGCCACAGACTGCGACAGGTGGGGTGATGGTAATGAATCTGCATGCACAGACTCCCCCGTGTGTGGCACTAAGCCCTTATTTCAACAAATTGTAAATCTAACGAGTCACTGCGTACACAGCCTGACCTGGCTGAGCGATGGTTGCGCGAGACACACGCTTGGTCAGCTGGTACACCAGAATTGCCAGGATGGTGGTGAACAGAGCGCTCAGTACGTAGTAGTTGGGGTTGTTCTTGTTTACGCTAATCACCATGGAGATCAGGTAGCGAACCACATCCATCCATGCAATTGCGCTGGCGAATGCAAAGCCGGCAACAACTGCATTGAGGGACTGGGACTCGACCTGTGAGGCAAAATCCATCACAACGGGTGGCAGCTTGGGCAGGGTATAAGACTCGGTCTCGGACATAGACATTTAGTATCTACATAGAAAAAAGTCAGTCAAAAAGTTCTTCTTCCTGGATAATTTTTGTAAAGGTCTTGGTTGGTGGCTCTGGTATCTCATCATCTTCCGGTTCCCATTCACAGTACATCCTATAGTCATATCCCGTCACATCTTCGGGAATCCACTTTTTGTAATTATTCCCTGTGTAGCCTTCTATTTCTTCATTCATTCCCTACTTTGTCTGCACTATTTTTTAGCAAGCGCTCTGCTGGTGTATTAGGGACCCACAAACTCCAAGTGTCAAAGCACTCATTCATCTTCGAGTAAAGGTCCTCGGTTCCTTCATATCTCGTAAATGGCTCATCCGAGTCATCCACCACCTCTAGCTCCTCGTCTGACTCAGAGTCTTCGTAAATCTCAGGGTACAAGCTGCCAAGCTGCCGGCCTGTGACGTGGCGGATGGCAAACTTGAGTCCGTACTCCACATCCTTATCCGTCACAGTGTTACGGCCACAAGCCTTGCAGTAATGAGCAGCCAGGACGGTGGCCGACTCCATCACGGGTAAAATGATATCATTCACAGCATCCATAAAGTTGTCCTCCATGTATATACATGGTGAAGATTTCCTTAGTTATAGTAAATGAGCGAGACGCTCTACTACGGCAATAAAAACTTGGCTGGCCTGAGTAACGTCACAGCGTCAGCCTTTTATGGTACATTTGTTGGTTCAGCATCCCAGCTGACTGGCATTCCAACAGGCCCAACAGGACCTAATGGCGTGACAGGCCCCACCGGCTTCACTGGCCCCACCGGCTTCACTGGTCCCACCGGACCCACCGGCTTCACTGGCCCCACCGGCATCACAGGCCCCACCGGCTTCACAGGCCCAACCGGACCCACCGGATTCACTGGTCCCACCGGACCCACCGGCTTCACTGGTCCCACCGGCTTCACTGGTCCCACCGGCTTCACTGGTCCAACGGGACCAACTGGGTTTACCGGTCCTACTGGCTTCACGGGGCCGACGGGCCCAACGGGCTTCACAGGGCCTACAGGATCAACAGGGTTTACAGGTCCAACTGGCGCAGGCTACGGACCCTACTCGACTCCTGCAAGTACTGCTCTTGTCACAACTGCTGGAACAGCCGGAGTTGTTATACCACTCAATTCATTCACTGTAGCAAGTTCAGCGTTTACAGTGGGTCAGAAGATTCAGGTTTATCGCGACTCTGGTACGTATTTTCAGGGCACAATCACCACTGTAACACCTGCTACAAGCATCACAGTCACAGTTGATTACTCCACCACATCCGGTTCACAGACTGGAACTTGGACCGTGAGTTTGGCAGGATTGGTGGGCATAACTGGCCCTACGGGTCCTGGTTACACTGCTCTCACATCGACAACATCAGTGACTAACTCTGTCGCTGTGGGTAAGGTGTTCACCGTGCAGACCAACTCTTCATCATCTGCATTTATTGTAGGTAACCGCATCAGAATCATCAATTCAGCCTCCAACTTTATGGAGGGTATTATCACAGCCTATTCCGGAACTACACTTACCGTCACAACAGACTATGCGGTGGGTGGCGCTGGTCCTTTCACTTCATGGACCATGTCTATCGCCGGAGCTTTCGGTACTACTGGACCCACCGGTTTCACGGGACCGACGGGTATTACTGGCCCCACAGGTTTTACTGGTCCAACTGGCCCCACAGGCTTTACAGGACCCACCGGCTTCACAGGGCCTACAGGTCTAGGATACGGACCGTACTCGACTGCTGCTGCAACATCGTTTAACCCAGTTGTTGGTTCGTCAAACACAATTACTCTCCAGTCTTTTACTGGCTCAGCCTACGCAGTCAATCAGACTGTGCGCGTGTCAACGAGTTCAACTGTGTTTTTCGAGGGTACCATTACATCACAAAACTCAGGAACAGACATTACAATTTCAGTAACATACAAAACCTTTGTAGGAGTACAGACTGGTACTTGGAGTGTTTCTGTTTCGGGAATAGCAGGTTGGACTGGACCTACAGGACCTACTGGTTTCACGGGACCGACAGGATTCACCGGTCCAACAGGCTTTACAGGACCGACAGGACCGACAGGATTCACCGGTCCAACAGGCTTTACAGGACCGACAGGACCGCCAGGAATAACAGGTCCAACTGGAGCTGGATATGGTCCTTATTCAACTGCATCGACTTCGTTTTCTCCAGTTGTTAGCTCTTCAAATAACATTACAGTTACTTCTCTCAATAATTCAGCTTTCGCAGTCAATCAGCAGATTCGTGTAGCCACGAGTTCAACCGTCTTTTTCGAAGGTATCATCACTCTGATAAGTTCTCTCACCATCACTATTACTGTAACTAATTCATCATTTACTGGTACACAGACTGGTACTTGGTCTGTTTCACTGACTGGATTGGTGGGTGTAACAGGACCGACGGGATTCACAGGACCGACGGGTTTCACAGGACCGACTGGCCCAACTGGCTTCACAGGACCGACGGGTTTCACAGGCCCAACTGGCTTCACAGGTCCTACAGGTTTGCAAGGCCCGACTGGCTTAACAGGCCCACAGGGCCCACATGGTGCAGTGGGTCCACAAGGTGCAGTGGGTCCACAAGGTGCAGTGGGTCCGCAAGGTGCAGTGGGTCCACAGGGTGCAGGTGGTCCACAGGGAACAACTGGGCCAACTGGAGCTGGCTATGGACCATACTCAACTGCATCGACTTCATTTCTTCCAGTTGTTGCATCTTCGAATGTCATCACTGTAACATCAGCAGTTAGTTCCGCATTCGCTGTTGGACAGAATATTCGCGTATCATTATCTACAACCCCAGCAACATATTTCGAAGGTCTTATTACTCTCATCGGTGGTGGTACAGCGTTTACTATTACTGTCTATTACCGGAGTTTTACAACTGTACAGACAGGAACGTGGCGAATAGAACTCACTGGGCAGCAAGGGGCTCAAGGTCCACAGGGTGCAGGTGGTGCACCGGGTCCAGGTGGTCCAGTTGGTCCACAGGGTGCAGGTGGTCCAGTTGGTGCACCGGGTCCAGGTGGTCCAAATGGTGCACCGGGTCCAGGTGGTCCAAATGGTGCACCGGGTCCAGGTGGTCCACAGGGTGCACCGGGTCCAGGTGGTCCAAATGGTGCACCGGGTCCAGGTGGTCCAAATGGTGCACCGGGTCCAGGTGGTCCAAATGGTGCACCGGGTCCAGGTGGTCCACAGGGTGCACCGGGTCCAGCTGGTCCACAGGGTGCAGCACCAACATTCGCATCTTTAAATGCTGTACTTTACAGTAGCGCAGCTGCACCAGGTACAGCCACCGCTAACAACACAAGACTGAGATTTGATGGAACTACACTCACATGTAATGCTGATATCATCGCATACGGTGGTATTTCTGATGATCGCCTCAAGGTTGATCAACAACCTTTAATGGATGGTCTTGCAAAAATCTTACCACTGAAGACTTTTACATATTACTTTAACGATCTTGCTCGCAAGATTGGCCTTCGTGGATGCTACCAGCGAATGGTTGGCATGAGTGCACAGGAGGTGCGAAGTGTCTGCCCAGAGGCTGTTCAGAGAGTCCCAGGAAACGAAGAATATTTTATGTTGAAGTACGAGCGTTTGATTCCTCTTCTCATCAAGGCTCTGCAAGAGGAGGTGCAGAAGCGTGAAGAGCTTGAGAAGCGAGTATTTATTCTCGAGAATAAGTAAATGGGAGTCATTGCTCCACAATTAACGTTAGAACCATCAGGTGTACAACTCTCAAATGTATATCTCGGATTTGGTCACCAACCAATTCAAATCTCAAAAACATTCCGTGATACAAGCTTTGAAACTGATGCACCTGACTATAAAAAATATCGCATATCGGGAAACTTGTTCATAAAACAGAAACAAGAAGACTTTGATTCTCCTCTTACATATTTCATACAATCATTTGTGGATGATATACCGTCGAATCCATACGAACTCTTATATTCAGACCTCAAAGAAATGATCCCATCTACTGTAGATTGTTGAACAGCATCAGTCCAGAGCCATTTTCAATCTTGAAGATGTTGTATGAGCGAGCATACACTCTGAAGTAGCTGTCGGATGAAGCTACCCGAGTATTGACGTTGATTGTCTGGCGGGCTATACGGCCAAAGTTCAGGTGACCTGTTGGGTCATCATTCTCGGGATCGAGACAGAATGAATATACGAAAAAGTTGTGGGTCGGGGTTCTTGTATAGTAGTCCATAGTCTGGACGTTGTGGAGGTACAGTGGGATGCCTATATCAGCTGATATGACACTCTGACCATTGAGCACAAGGCTCAAATTCTGCAGATTGCTCGAATACGAGTATGGCGTGGCATTTGAGTCTTGTATCAGAAAGAACATATCTTTGACGGGATTGGTAAAATTCAGATTGAATGAGATATTCGATGTCAGGGCTGGGATGGTGCCTTGGAAAAACTGAACTTGCTCGATAATGTACTCGAGAGGTTTGGTCTGCATGACTTTAGCCTCGTCATCCGACAGGTAAACATAATCTACTAGAAACTGTTGTTTGATTGGTGTCCGACCCTCATACGGCAATATAAAGTTGCCTGCATCGTTTGATTGTGCCGCAAATGTGTAACCATCTCTGTACTGAATCTTAATCTGAATAACCGTATCCTCCTTCAGAGCTGCCAGAGGCAAGCCTCTCTTGGTGAGAGAGAAGGGAACCACCACGTAGAATGACAATGGGCTTCTCGCAAACACACCCTTACCGTGAATTGTTCCCAGTGATGGCTGCTTCCCCTCCGGAACAGTCAGGTCATTCAGAAGCTCTATGTACTCACCATAGACTCTCTCTATGAGCTGTCTTCCACAGTACAGCTCTATGTGATCAATCATGTATGTACCAGCAGACTGGATGAAAGACAAGTTTGTTTCATCAAATTCCACCTTCAGGATGATTCGTGAGATGACATCTCCTCTGTGAGGAAGGACTGTCCATGACGTTCCTCCAAATCGAGTGTCCGAATCTGTATCCACCTCGAGCGTCTGAACCTGGAACCTGGTTGTGCCATCATACTTGTTGAGAAAGTACGAGTGTGTAGCCTCGTTGGCGTCCAAAAAGTCTCTAAGAGACATCCTGATATGTTACCCCATTTTACTTTGAGCTGTTGAACAACAGCCCAGCGAGCCCATTCTCCACACGAAGGATATTATAGTTTTTGGCGTAAATGACAAAGGTTCTTTGGGATGGCGAGGGATCAAACTTGACATCGTAAATCTGTTGGCGAATACGAGACATGTTTACATATGTACTAGGATCTCCAATCTCTGGGTGGAGAGCAAAGCTCTTGACGTAGACATTGCTTGAAGGGATACTGGTGTGCTTGTAGAGAGGCTCAATCACCTGGAGGACAGTAGAGTCATCCTCGAACGCCAGCTGTCCGTTGTAGTAGAGCTGAATCTGATTGACTGCGTTAGAGTACTGAAATACGCCAGTGTGCACCAGAAAGTAGAGTTCGTAGACTGGATTGACGAAATATGTTTGGTAGAGGGCACCGGATGTGTTGGCCAGGATGACTGATGATGATTTCTGGAGTTGGGTGATGGTGTAGTCGAGCCTCTTCTCTTTGAAGAACTTCATCTCCTCTTGAGAAATGAATGCTATGTCAGCTAGAATGGTTGCATCGTAAAATGCTGGAAGTTGGGTGATGGTGCTCTGCAGTTCAGTCAGAGGCCTGAAGTTGACATGGAGCTCGACATCTTGGCGGCCAAGCGCAACCATCGGCAAAGAAAGCTCAGGTTTGTTGTAAAAGTAGAATGGTATATTTGCTATATAGGTTCTGGGATTGACACCTACTGTAGTATCCCCCTTACCTACGAGGACGTTAAGAGCCGTCTGATTCTCGTATGGGATAATCAGCTCCTCTTCAATCTGTATATACTCACCCGTGATTCGTTCGATGAGTTGACCACCCACATAGAGTTCGGCAGAGTCAATCATGCGATTCGCCACAGAGTCGATATACACGGATGAGTTGCTGAATACATTTCCAGCGACGAATCCAGCCTGAATCATAGTAAAGTTGGCTTCGACGAGCTGACTTCCATTTGCGTTGTATGGGATGAAAATCGAGAACGAGTTGACACCGTAAAAGTTTGAAAGTGCAATCTGGCCAGAGGACTGGATCTGTGGCCGGACTCCATA